AAAGTTTGCTACTGATGTTCCGTTAATAGTAATATCAAAATTACTTGTAACTGCTTCAACATCGTCGTCTGATAATTCAACCTTTGAATCACCTTGTACAATGTTTTTAATAGTAATGTTTTGAATACCACTAACAATAGCATCATCTACATACTTTTTGTTAGTAAGTATATCATCTTCTGTAACTTGATCTTCGTAGTTGTTTGTTCCGTCAACTCTTACAACACCAGTACCGCTATTAATTAAATTTAAGTCGCCGCCACCGGTTGAAATACTGTTTACACGGATACCAATTAGTGCATTATTTAGATCTCTAAACGTAAACGCACCGCTTTTTACAGTATTAGTTAATGGATCTCTATAGTTTAGAGTTTCGTCAAACACCATGCGTACTGAAGTATAAGTGACAGCATCGCCGCCTCTATCAATTTCAATACCTGCTTGCTGAAGTGTGATACCACTACTACCGGTTTCTCCTTCGTTAATAACAATAATGTTGTCTTTAACTGTAAGATTTTCACTGCTAACAGTGGTAGTATCACCTTCTACAACTAAGTCGCCTGTTACTCTAACAGTACCTGCTTCCACACCTGTGTCGAGACGAATCTCCCCGCCCGATTGTACAGTTACAGTATAGTTACCATTAGGTACATTTAGAAACTTAGACATCTAGTCTGCTCCTTAGATTGCTGTTAATCTTAGTAGCGATTCTGTAGAGTCATCTTCAGTTGCCCATGTATAAGAATTTCCATCATAGTCAACTGCTTTACGTCCTGTAATTTTAGCAATAGCAATAGCCGCACCGCCTGCACCGATGCCAATAATTTGACATTCGTTGTTAGCATTAGGTGTGCTTCCGTCGCTTGTTAAGAAACAAGTACGCTCAATTGTGTCACCGTCGTTTGAACATTTAAATTTATTAGAACCTTTTTGTTCTACAATGTAACCTTCAATTAGGCTTGATCCGTCGTGAAATCTTACTGGAACTGTTGCGTCTGACGCACCAGTTGCACCAAAGTATCTTTTATTAAGTGGTCTTCCCATTTGTTTTCTCCTTATTAGAAGTCCGATGCGAGTTCTAGTCGCTACGCTGTTGGTTCAGCATAAGTCCGCCCTGCGGCACACTATCTGACAAAAGTATTTATCTAAAAAGGAAAAAGGCCTACAACTCTCGCTGTAAGCCTTTTAATAAATTGTGTAGACAGGATTAGGTTTTCCTGCAAACCGGGGACCCGATACCATCTGAAACCCCAGTAGCCTAGTTCCGCTCGGTAGAGCGATGTGACACAGCGTATTTCTACTACCATGCCTGGGTACCACCCCTAACTAGCCAAGTTCGACGCTCTGGTAAACGCCTCTTCCTTGCACTACACTATAAAAGCCGTCGCCTTTATATTAAGTATAATATAGCAAATTGCTACGCAGAAGTCAACCTTTTTCTTACCAAAAAGTTAATTTTTTCTATATGGTGCTGTCTGAAAAGTCTTGTGTAGCACCAAAGGGTATATTTACTCATACACTTCTCCTAGTTAAAGGGTTAAAGTGCGTTCCTTCGCAGTATGCTACTTCCGGCCGTTGGGCTGAACGTATAATTATTTATCTGTTATTTCCCTTGTCCACGATACTTTTTGTAACTACGTTTTTTACTTTTATTCATCATAGATTTAGAAATTCTTCCGCCACCTATTGATGTTTTCTTTTTTGTAGTTTCGTGTACTTCTATGTTCGGATTAAATTTAACACGAGCCATAAAGCCTTTCGGTTAGGGTTTTAGTCGTAAAAAAAGGGCAGTGTTGCCACTGCCCTTAATTTTGTTTTACAACTATATCTTAGCTGAATGAAACGTTTGCTACGCTTACTCTTGCTAAGTAGTCTGCCGCGTTACCTAGTGATGACGCAGTGTTGTTCAACTCAACATAACCATAACGTGTCATGAATGATACGACTGGTTCGAATGTTGATGGATCAAGTACAACACCTGAGCTCATTAGCGGGATGTATGGGCAATAGAATGCCGCCGCATCTGATTCGCTTGAGCCTTTGTAACCAACTAGTACGTCTTTGCTGTCTGAAGCATATGAGTTTACATATACTTTCATTGCACTGTTTAAAGTACCAACAAACTTAGTGTTAGTTGGAGCTTCAAAAGAACCTTCAGTTGTTCTTGCGAACGCTGAAGTTGTTGCAGACTGTAGTACAGTTAGAGTGTGTGGCGAAACAACTGCAAAGTTACCAGCACCACGTCTAGTTCTTTGAGCAATTTTGTTTGCCGCTCTGTTAATCATAACAGCTAGTGCCGCGTGTTCGTCACCTACGAATGTAGCAGTACCTGAAACGGCAGCCTGGTCAAACTGTACGTCTGATTCAGCTGAACCTGCTAAACTGTAAAGTGATTCAAGAACTTCTTGGTCGATTTCAGCGGTAATTTCTTGAGCTAGAGCAGCCATGATCTCAGCTTCGATGTCAATGCCCTGTTGAGCTTGTGCATCTTGTGCAGATTCAAAAGTCCAGCGAGCTGATAGCTTTCTGGATTTCGCTTCTACAGTTTGCTTTAAGATCTGAATGCTTAGTCTGTTACCAGCTGTACCTTCAAGAGCTCCTGTTGCGTTTGCCGCACCTGCGTCTGAGCCAGCTTCATCACCTGAATATCCAAGAGCAATCTTGAATGGTGATAATGCTTCTTCACCTGCTACTGCGTCATCAGCTGTGTCGCTGTAACGTACACGTAGAGTGTGAATTTGACCAACTGGGCCAGTCATTGGTTGAACGCCTACAATCTCGTTTGCGATAACTGTGGGCATTACACGTCTAATAACGGGTAGGATAACTCTGTTAAGAGTTGCAACATTACCTGCTGAAGTAGCACCTGCCGATGCTGTTTCAGTTAAGTACTTCTTAGTGTTTTCCAAAGCAACGTCCATCACTGATTTTTTGTTGCCTGAAAGGCCTTCAAGAAGTGCTGTTTTTGTATCCTGCCAGCGTCCTGTTAATAGTTCTGACATTATATTCTCCTTATTTAATTCCAGCAAGACGTCTAATGTCGACTACGTTCTCTGTGAACGAGCCTTGCTTGCTGATGTCACTATCGATAGTTTCTTTGTTGCCTGTTACTTCTTTGCCTTCAGTGAGTGTTGCCTTTTGCTTTTCTGGAGTGTTGCCAGCCATTACGCTAGGCAAGTATTTTTCAAACGCCGAAGTTAACTTCGCTGTTTGTACTGATTCCAGTAAGTCGTTCATGATTTCCTTTTGTGAACCGCTAAGTGGACCTAGTAATTCATTTAAGGTAGCTGTGCGTGTTGCATGATCTTTTGCACGTCTAATTTCTGCATCTTTGCTTTCAACTAGTTGTGCCTTTTCATCAGCAGACGCTTTTGCTTCAGCTAATTGCTTGTCTTTAAGCTCTACTACTTTAAGTAGTTTTGCTGTTTCAGACTTTTCGTTCAAGTAGCTATTTTGATATTCGTTTGCAAACGCTTCAAATAGTTTACGTCCGAAATCATTTCTGCGAGCAGTTTCGATATCTTCTTTCAGTGTTGAAATCTCTTTCTTAAGACCCTTCTCAACTGCTTCCGCTACCGCTTTAGTACTCTTTTCTACAAAAGTTTTCTTAACTTCTGCAAACTTGGTTTTAGCTTCACGTACTAAACGTACTTTTGTTTCAGCTAAATCTTTCTTATCTTCATAGAATTCACCAATTTCTTTAGCTAATGCTTCTACAATAAATTCTTCTAACTTGGAAAATTTGTCAGCCATTGCTTTTTGATCTTCGTGAAGTTCGTTAATTTCTGAACCCAATTGCTTAACAACAAAGTTTTTCAGTAAGTCTGCATTTTCACGCATTGCTACTGCATACTTTGCTCTTGCTTCTGCTAGTTGCTTACGATCTTCAGCTAGTTCTGAAATTTCTTCAGCTAGTTTGTCTGAGATCATAGAATCAACTGCTTCGGTCATAACCTGCTTGTCGTGCTCATACTTTTCAGCAAATTCTTCACGTAGTTCGGCTGTCACTTGCAAGCGATTTTCTTTAATCTTGCTATCCCAAGCTTCTTGAATTTCAGCAGAGACTTCTTCGCTTAGTCCGGCTCCTTCAAAAAGTTGTTTAAGTGCATCCAACATGTTTTTCTCCTCTTTATTGGAGTTTGTTGATTATATTAATCAACGATTCCTTTAAATATTTTTGTGCCTTGTCATCGTGTTTTGTAGCTCTTGCAAGCTCAAATGCCTTGTAACCGCCTTTAGTGTTCATCAAGTGCTCGTAAATAGGTGTTGGATAAGCACCTGGAGCACTTGGCTGAGCAACGACATCCACAGTAATTATTTCAAAATCTGAAACATGACCGCTTCCGTCTTCTGATACGTTACCAGAGCCCCTAGATGAAACGCCTAGTTTAACTCCGCTTTCTAGCATTGTTTTAACTAATTGTCCCATTGGGGTTGGTAAGATTTTCAATTTTCCTAACCCATTATTTTCGTCCATCCACATCTGAGTAATCATATGAGATACACGATCAAGGTTAATGTTAAGTCCGTCTGGATGATCAACTTCGCCTAACACACTATAACCGCCTTGAATCTGGTCGTTGAGTGTTTGAACAGCCCGTCCGATTTCATTTACAGGATATACACGTTGGTTAGCATTACGCACACCGCCTTGTATGCAAATTCCCTTCATATAAAGGTCTTTGCCTCCGTTAGGATTATCGGTTGACTCAACTACCATCTGTGCTTGGTCAAATGATAGTGTTTCTGTTAGGTTAAACATTCGTTTATGATCCCATTAGACTTTTCGAGTTAGTGCCAGTTTCACCTGAACCTTTTTTTCTCAGCACCGTGTCCTTTTGAGTTGTTACTCATTGACTTAGATGCTTTACCGCCTGGTACATTTACGTTACCTGCGTTATCTTCTTTAGGTCCTTGTGCCTTGCCACCGCTCTCTTCACCGCCTGCTACGATATTGGAAGCTGTGCCGCCCATATCATTTTTGCCTGCTACTGGTGATTTTGTATTAGCACCGCTTTCACCTTTGCCTTTTGTTTCAGCACCGTGTCCGCCTGCTACTTTTTCTACGTACTCACGCATTTGTTCTGCTTCAGATTTACGAGACTTAGACTCATTCTTTGCTTCGTCTTCATCTTCGTCGTCTGCTTCAAATGCCATAGCTTCTTCTTCTGGCTCTTCTTCGCCGCCCATGTCATCCATGTCCATGTCGCCTTCTTCGTCGCCCATGTCATCCATGTCATCGCCGCCTTCTTCGCCGCCTTCTTCGCCAGCCATCATTTTTTCAAATTCTGCTTTAAGCTCGTCAAGTGCGTCTTCTAAATCAACAACACGATCTTCCATGTCATCTTCGCCTGCATCGTCCATACCTTCGTCGTCGTCGCCTGCTTCTAGATCGCCCATCATGTCGTCTGCTGGATCGCCGCCCATGTCATCATCGTCGGCTTCCATTTCAAATTCATCAAAGTTTTCATCAACTTCTTCATCAGACTCATCAACTTCTTCATCTGACTCGTCTACTTCTTCATCAGTAGTTTCATCTAAGTCATCATCTGACTCATCTACTTCTTCGTCAGTAGCTTCATCTACTTCGTCTTCGTCTGCTTCGTCAATGTCAAGGTCATTTTCTAAAAGACCTTCATAAATGTCTCTTGACTTTTCAATCACAAATTCGTGGAAAAGTTCTTCAGCTTTTGCTTTGTCGTCATTTACTAATGACTCTAGCATAGCTTCAATTTTGCTTGTATCTGCCATAACTGTTCTCCTTTATATAAATGTATCGTAAGGCTGTTGTAATGTATTTACTTAATTGTAAAAAAATCAGTGGAA